TTACCACCCGATGTTGTCCACGGGTCTCCGAACATTGCGTTCATTTTCTGTCTTAATTGGTTTGTGAATACTAATGCAATGGATTGTCTACCAATCATATTGGTAATCTTTCTCATTGCTTTGGAAATGATAATTGCCTTATCAGTCGCGTATCCATCTTTATCGTAATCTGCTTCCATCTCTTTCTTTGAAGATGCGGCTGCTACTGAATCTACTACGATTGTTACTAACCTATCTTTGTCACCCTTACGGACGTGTTCAATGATAGTCTCACATGCTTCGAAAATACCCTCAACGGTATCAACGGAAACATAAAGGAGTTTGGAAATATCCACTCCGATTGCTTCTAAAAATTCTCTACTAACTGCGGTTTCGGTATCAATCAGAACTGCAACACCACCTTTACGTTGTGTTTCAGCTAATAAATGGGCAGAGAGCAGAGATTTTCCACTCTGCTCTAAACCCGTTATTTCTGTTATTCTACCAACTGGCAATCCACCGTAAGGTCTGTTTGAGATTGCTACATCTAGCATTGCATTTCCGGTTGATAACCAATCCTTAACATTTGTAGGTGCATCTGAACTGTCATCATCCAAGAAATAGGCAATCTTCCCATCCTTAGTCTGTTTGTTTAGAGAATCGGCAAGTAAACTTGCTAAATCATCTTCTCTTTTTGCCATTGTAACTTTTTTTATTAGTTGTTAAATAAATCGTCAAATGCCGATTCTACATCATCCTTTGCAACTGCTGCTTTTGGTGCAGGTTTTGATGGTTGCGTTACAACAATTTCTTCCTCATCCCAAGGTAGTTTATCTACTACGGGTGTTGGAGTTGTTCCACCTAAATCTGCCGATACTGATGATTGAGTTTTTGGTGCTTCCAATGCTTCGTTTACAGGGTTACCTGTTCCGTTTGCAGCTGCTGATGGGTTTAACCAACTTTCTAATACACCTTTCAATTCATCATAAGATAATTCAGAGTATAAATCTGTAATCTCTTTCTGTGCGTTTAATAATTCTGTTACTGCTTGTGGGTCATCTAAGATTTTAGATGTTGCAGGTTTAACACGAATTGTAGTTGTTGGGTATGCTGCATTTGATTCTTCCGCAGATACTACTTCTAATACAATATCACGTCCAGAATGTGGGTCTGTAATATCACCGTAATCAGGGTCTGCAATGTATCCTAAGATGTCCTGATAAACAGTTTTACCAAATCCCCAAAACTTAACTCCCTCACTTTCTTTACCTCTAACAATAACTGGTGCGAAAGTTCTTAATTTCGGCTCCATCTTCTTACCTGCTTTCCAATCATCTGTATCACCTGTACGTTTAAGTTTTTCTGCAAACTCTACGATAGGGTCAGGTCTTCCAAATGAAATTGGTGACAAATACGTTTTGTTGTTAATGTTGTAGTGAAAATACAATTCGATAAAAGGATTATCCTTATTGAATTTGTAAGGTACTAAACGGATTTGAGATTTTCCGTTTGCCGGTTTCCAAATTGAATCCGATTTTTTTGTGTTGTTTTGTAAAGAGCTAAATCTCTTTAATGCTAATGAAATATCCATTTGCTTTTTAAGTTTTAAGTGTTAATAAATTGTTTTAAATTTTAAGGTTATATCGCGATTACCTATATCTAAATATAACCTTTTTACTTTTATTGTAACAAAGATACGACAAATTTGTTACATTTCCAAGCTTTTTTTTTGCCCAATAAAAGAGCTCTATTTTGCCCATTTTCCTCTACTCACTAATTGAGCGATTACGGAATATACGGCAAGGTCTTGGTAAGTATCTTCAATCGATTCTCCAACTTCATCTGGCTGACCTAATACTACTAATTGTTTTAATCTGTTGATTTTATCATTCTGTCTGAACCATAATCCTGTTAAAGATAATTTAATATCTTCTTTGGTTTGTAGAGCAGTTCCTACGGAAATATTACCAGGTCCGTAGTTTCTCTGTTTCTTACAAAATGTAATATACATTTCATCTAAAATGTTTTTGAATTCATCACACGTTTGTGGATACATTTCTTCGCAATATGAAATTGCCGATGTGCTTTCTAATGTTTCTGTCATAACTATTTTTTAATACCCCACTTTTTTTCTAACATTGTATAATACCTTTGTGTTTTGTTTCCGTTATACAGAAAATACACCACATGGATGTCAAGCCATAACTCTAATTTTTTCAGTAAATTTTTCATTTGTTTTATTTATTTTGTTTTTAAGTTTTAACGCAAGAGCACAGATTTCGTACTCCTCATATTCTACAAGGGTTTGAATATTCTCATCAAGTAATTGGGTGAATTCTTTGCTATCTATTGAAAGAGTGATGATTATCATCTCTTTAACTATGATTTCAGCAAAATCTACTTTATCTTTTTTGTTTCTAATTCCGAAAGATATACCATCTATAATAGACATTGCGATTTCACGTCGATGTGTTTCGAAAATATCCGATGGGGAATTAGCAAAAATTTGTACAGGTTTGAATCTCTTTCTTTTCATTTATACAAATATAGGGAAAAAATCTTACTTTTCCAAATTATCTGTATTAAAACTTTTGAAAACTTTTGTTGGAATCTTTTTGTAACCTGAGTTTGAGGTTGTTAAAATACAGTTCTTATATTCATCCCAATCAATCATATACCCACTATCTAACATGCCACCCGTTTTTGATTTAACAACTTCGTTTAAAGCATTTATTGTATATATTGTATTGGATTGTTTCTTTCTATGTACTAAAATAGTTTTCCAATCAGATGGTATTGCAGAAGAACCTTTTGCAACATTGAACGTTATAAATAGTTCATCTGATTTAGATTTGTTTTCTAATATAAAAACATTAGGATTTGTTAGTGTATAGTTCTCTAAAACAAATTTTGTAGATATGTCTAACTCATCTTTTAACGTAAAAAGACATAGTAACTGTGTATTCATTTATTATATGTTATTATTAATATCTTACATATATATAAAATTTGAAAACAAATCAGTCTTTTTACTATCCATTTTTAGCAAAACACGCTTGCACATCTGGATGATATTTGTAAACGGTTTGTAATTTACCCAAAACTCCACTTTTAGAACGTTGTATTTTTTCCCCTATTGGGTATCTTTGCCCATTCTTTGATATAGCATATACTATTTTAGAACCACCTGTTATAGTAGTTTCACCTCTTTTAGTAGTTTCTCTTTCTTCACCCACTTCAAAATGAGAAACCATATCATTTTTATTATCAAATGGTAAACATTTTTGCATAGTTGCTCTATTAACCGCAACTCCTCCACTTTCTTGATAGAATGCATCAGGGTCTTGATACACACCACTACCACCAAACATAATATTAAGGTGCAATTTTTCAGCAACAGATTCTGCTTCCAATAAAGTTCCAATACCAACCTGTTTTCCATTTATAGTTACAGTTTGCTCATCTAATTTTTTAATCAAATTTAAATCAGTTTCAACTGTTCTTTTTCTAATTTCACCAAGTTTGGGACCTAAATTAGGACCATTTGTTTTATTTGACAAATCCGATAAAATTCTTTGTTCTGGCTTTGTTAAAGTATTATTTGTATCCGATGCGTAATTAATAAACCCTTTCATCATTTCTGCATCGGTTGGTGGAGTTGCATGACCATCTGGTAAATATGCCATATGTTTTTTTGATTTACTCATTAATTCAGCAACCCCCTTTGTACTCTTACCATCACCATTCCAATATTTATCAGGAAATGCACCTGTTGATAGTGTTTTTGTTAATTCTACTAAACGGTTAGGGTCTACACTTTGCAAATGTATAATAGGTTCATTAACAACTTTATCTAAATCCGTTTCTAATTGTTGATAATCTTTTATGGAACTTTCTATTGTTTTTTTAACAGTTTCACCTTGTTCCGATGACATTACCCCATTTGCAACAAAATCATCAATTTGTTTCTTTTTAAATTCAGCTTCCGCTTTGATTGTAGATTGGGCAACTATTGCGTTTACATTATCTTTATCCGAATAGAACGTCATATGTAAATCACCGGTATCTTTATTTACAACAAATATAGCAGTATCGGATGGGTTTTCACCACCTCCACCGTTTTTAATAATTTGGATTGCTTCTTCTTTTGAAATTTCCGTATTTCCTAATAATACTCTACCTTTGGTGGAAGATACGGCATCTTCTTGTGCTTTTAAACCTTTGGCATCTCCGAAGAATGGAATAGATGTTGCATTTTCAATACCGTTTCTTTCTATGATTGCCTGTTTTACGTGGTTAGTTTTACTTTCTGCTGCTCTTGTTGCAATAATTGCCTTTGATGCAAGACCAACTGATATACCATATTGTTTAGCAACTGCGGATGCTTCTGATTTTTTAACACCACTTGCTGGTTCATTACCATCGTTTTCTTTTCCTAATTCTGTATCTTTTAATGTTGTAATATTAGATTCTAATTGAGTATCATAATCAAAATTTTCATTAGAGTTTAATACATTAGTAGCAGATGTTGTTGATACAATTTCATTTAGCATTGAACCAGGAGTACCAGGTGCTCCCGAACTCTTTGCAAACCCATTTTTAACAAATGAATCCAATGATTCTTTATTTGAAGTTTCTAAATCGGATTTAGGTTCTTTGGTTGGTGATTGCTTTGGTTCTGGTTGAGTTGGGGTTGTATCCTTTTCGGCAGATGATGTAAAATCACTACCACTTAATTTTTGACCTTGATTTGGTTGAGATTGTTGTTTAGGTTTTGTTGGGTCTGTATGAGTTCCTGCTTTAATAGCATCTGCTTTTGCTTCCTTACTACCAAAGTAAACCAACTTATCACCATCTTTTGGCATTGCGGCAAGTGCCGGGTCTTTTTTAGTTACTTCTTTAATATACTCAAATACAACAGATGCTCTATCTGCCAATTGTTGTGCAGAATCAATCTTTCTTTCTCTTAAAAGTTTTACTAATTCTTTTTTATGGGAATCAATTGTTAAATCAACAATACCTACCTTATAACTTAACTCTTCTAATATCTCGTCAAAATTTGGATACATATTTTATTTTATTTGGTTAAACACCACCTAATTCTTTTTTATATTTAGTAGCTATTTTTACTGCATAATCCATAGCATCTTTTGGATTATCAAATGATTGGTATGCATCATTATCGAATTCAATATCATCTCCCGCTTCTGCTTCAATACTTACATTGTATCCATCTTCATCTTTTCCAATATATAAAGATGTATTTGTAATACCATTTTTATCCGGAATAGTGTATTCAATTACACCCTCGTCGGTTACCTGTGCAATACCGTTGCCACCCAATTGCTTATTTAAGATACTTTGAACTGAATCAGCAGATTTATTAGACATCACATTACTTTTACTTGCTTTCAAAGATACCGATGGTTGTTTTTTACTAGCAACATCTCCACCAAATACCGATGTTCCAGCTACACTTGCAGTTGGTGCATCATTTGATGTCTTTATAGCAGCATGAGTTCCTGCTTTAATTGCATCATCTC